GTCTACGCAAGATCTCACGATTCTTGTCTGCAAACTCTTGACGCAAATCCCTGAAAATCTGTGTACGAGCAAAAGCACTTTCAAGTTCACCAGCACTAGGAACCTGAGACTTGTCCTTAAATTTGGCAAGCTGTTGCTTACGCCAATCAGCAAATACCTGTGTGGCTTGTTGATTGAATTCACCAATCAATGCGGATGCTTCACCACGCACAAACTCATCGCCAAGCTGATAAGTTTTGGGGTTGATCAGGAAAGGCAAAGTGCCATGCTTGGCAGACAACTCAAGCTGTGTTCTTTCAGCAGTTTGTTGAAGGTCAAGAATCCGGCCAATGTTTTTCATCTCTGCTTCAGACAATCCTTTAAACACTTCAGAACGAATAAAGTCATCTTTGGATTGAGTGAAGTTCCTGTCAAACTGAGTTCCGCTTGTCAGAGTGTTTTGAGCCTGATCAAGGTCAGACTTTGTAACATTCTCGCCTGATTTGTTGGTCACAGAGCCATCTGCACCAACACGGAAGCCAAGCCTGTCAAGAACAGCATTCAATGACTTTTGCTGCATCTCAGACAAGGAGACATTCTTGTTGTCCACCTTTTGACGCAAAGCATTCAAGCCTTCGGATACTGTTTGCGAATAACCAAGAGATCTGTTGGTAAAAGCGCCAATAGCCTTACGCTGCTCTGCACTCAAATCAGCGCCAGCAAGGTTTTGCAGACGTTGACGCATTTCGCCATAAACTTGATTCAGTTCAGGAGCCTTTGCTTCATAAGCAGAAGTGGCTGCATTTGCTGCGTTTAAGGCCTGAGTGTTGAATGCTGATGTTGCTTTCTTTTCTTGGTAACCAATTGCTTCTTGCAAAGATGGAACAAAGCCACCTCGGGCGGCAACTTCTTCACGGGTCAATTGTTGACCAGTGTTGGCATCAACAGCCTTTAGGGTTGTGCCAAGTTCATTCTTTGTTTTCTCAATTGGGTTGCCTTGATTGTCGTAAACAATCTCTTTCTTTTCAGTGCCACCAGTGACAAACAAACGCCAGTTGGGATTGCCAATCAGCATCTCAACAAACGCCCTCATTTTTTGAGGTTTGTCAGCCATGTAGTCAATGGTCTTGGCTGTAGCAATACGGCCTTCTGGAGTGGTAGGACCACCCTTGTCCATTACAGGCTTGATGTCTTTTTCAAAGTCAGCCAAGTTTCTCTGCATGATTTCAGCAGAACGCTTAACAACAGGCTCAAGTTCAGTACCTTTGACTCGGCTTGTCAAAGAGTACATGGAGACAGGATCACCCTTGGATGCAGCATCTTCATACATAGATGCAACGTCAAAAGTCTCTGGCGTAACTGGAGCAACAGCACCACCAACAGGCACTGGGTTGTTTGCGTCAGGAGGCGCTACTGGAGCAGCCATTTCTGGCGTTTGCATTGGTACTGGAGTCATTTTTTGAGTCCCCAAAAATTATCAACTAACCCATCCCCGTCAAGGTCTTGACCTTGTGCTGGGGTACTGGGCATACCAATTTGAGGCAATGTCAAAGTTGGCATTTGAAAAGATCCTGGCGCAATTCCAACTCCACTGGCATTTGGATTGATGCCAACAGGAGGAGCAACAGGTGCAGAGATTCCTTGACCCATTGGAGGGGCAGCAATAGGCTGTTCTGGAGCTTGCCCACCACCAGCCAAAGCAATCCCTAGCAAGTTAAGCAGAGGGCTTTGACCGCCTTTGAGAGTTTGAGTTATGGATGGCGCACTTTGCCAACTCATAAACTCATTGCCTAGATTGGCAAAAGGATCTTTTGTAGCCATGATGTCGCCTTACAAACGGATGCCAGAACTCTTGCCACGAGATTCCGAACCTTGAGTTCCTTGGAAGCTTGGGGTTGTGGATGCCTGTGGTGTACCGTAAATGATGGATGCATACTTGGACAGCACATCCTGTGGCGCACCAGCAAAGCCAATACGACTTGCAGCAGACTGTTGAGCAGCAGACAAGCCCTGTTGACCAGCACCAAGCAAGGATTCAGCAGCACGTTGACGCTGACTCTCAATGCCAGCAGAGGTCTGAGCAGCAACAGAACCCATACGTTGCTCACCAAGAGAGGCAAGGTTACGGGATGCCAAAGCCTGACGGGATGAACCCATACCACCAGCACCACCAAACAAGGCAGCTTGTTGGCCCATTTGCTCACGAATCTCTTCACGAGCAGGTTGCAGCGATGCTTGGATCTGCTGATTCTTGTATTCAGGGCTAAACAGGTTTGACAGGCTGTTAAGGCCTTGTACGTATGACTGAGCGCCAGCTTGCTCTTGCAAAGCACCAGCACGACCCGATACGCCCAATGCTGTATTGGCAACATCGGTTACGGCAGGGTTTACTTGTCCGTAGACATCCCCAGCCATGCCCAGTGTTTTTTGATACGCAGGGAACGCTGTATCGGTAAGAAAGCCAGTTTGTGCCTTAAGAAGCTGTTTTTGCTCTTCCGTTACAACTGGTGCTGATGAGGAACTACCTTTACCAAAGCCCATGATTAGCCTTTGCCTTTCCCGCCACGCTTAGGTGACTGTTGAGGTTGAATAGATGCATTATCCCACGGACGAATAGTATTTGAATAGGGATTGGGTTGGCCCATTCGTGGCTGTTTCGTCACGCCATAGTCTGCTGGTTTGCCTTCTTTGTTCCAAACATCTCGGACAGATGATTGAAACGTATTAATGGCATTTTGATCAATGTTGTTGCCAAATTGGCCTTTCCAATAAGCCAAACCTTCAGCATCAGGACCCCTGTCGGAATACATGCTGTACAAATCTTCAACACTTTTAGGTTGTTGAGCTTGAGGTGCTGGAGAACCTGCCCCTTTGCCTGTTAATTGGCTTTGCTGTGGCCGCTGATTCTGAGGAACAGTGTAAATTGATGACGGAGCCATCATATTCATTTGCTGCCCTGCTTGCATTTCTGAAAGCTGCCTGTTTTGCGGGGGGTTAATAGACTGATTAAACCCTTTGCCTTGCGGCTGAGTTCCGGGCTGTACTGATGCTGACGGCATTCCCATAATTTATCCTCCAAGATAGATGCAAGCGATCATTTTTACCTGATCAGGGGCATCAAAAGTAACTGATTCACGAGCTTTTGCAACTGTGTAGTTATGCACCACATCATCGTTTTGGCGCATTCCCTTACCAGCGATTGAACTGGAGACAATATAGTCACCAGCATTGATGTTTCCGTTCATTCCGCAAACATTAATTTGTCCTTCACCAACAGCATTAACTTGGACAACCTTGTAGTTTGACTGCAAATCTGCCAAGTCGTAACCGGGAATCAATTGCATTGTTGTTGATGGGCCAAGATCGCCGTCTGTGTAGGTCTGAACTGGTTCCCATAAAATGCCGGGAGTATCTGTTTGAACAGGAAGAACAGCACTGACAACACCCAAAACTCGTGTGTCACTTGCCGTAACGCTGCTTGTGACGTTGAAAAGCACGTTAGAGATGTTTGCACGATAGAACACGCTTACATCAGTAACAATGTCTCCAACCTGAACTGGTTCATCAATAGGGAACATGCCCTCGTGAAACCCTGTAAATGGGCCAGTACCATCAACAATGTAAATCTTGCCTTGACCACTTGGGCTAAAAGCAGAATAGGTAGCCGTTGCAAGCTGGATTGATCGGCTTAGTGAACCAGGACTGCTGCTGTCTGTGCCTGAATAACGCTCAAAACGTCCACCCAAGCTGTTTGCGTTGTCAGCATAGGTAAAGCCCCACACACCAGCATTAGCAACACCAGAGCCTAAAGCACCAAGACGCTGCCAACTGGCAAATGTGTTTGTTGTTGTGTGTGAGCCAGATACACCGTTTCCACTGCCAACTGCTTGGTTAGCAGAGTGACCCCAAATTGTGACGTTTCCATCTTGGTTGTTTTGAGCAGCAATGTTTACCAGCGTTGTATCGGCAACAACCTTACGCACGTTAAAAGAGCTTTTCAGGGTAGCAATTACCGTCCCTGTTTGCCCCATTTGAATCCAAGCATTACTAGCAGAACCGTTAATCATGTTCCCGCTAGAAATTCTGTTGGCAGACAAGCTTTCAGTAATGATGTTTCCACCATCAATAAATGTTGTGCCAGTGTTTGTTGCCAGATTGGTGAACGTAACAAGACCATTGAAGTTGGTCCAATTAAACGGACTTGTAATGGTTACCGTCTGAATGCCACCAAATGTTGCTTCAGAAACGCTGTAGTAAACAGCCCAAAACTTGGTTGTGTCTGTGGCGTTAGGAGCATTGAAGTTGGTTGACCAGTTGGCAGACAGTGATGTAAATTGACCTGTTACAAAGTTGAATCCAGATGCCGTAGGTGTTGCTGGTGCTGTTGTAGAAGCAAGCTGGTAATAGATGTAACCAGTTGTCGTTCTAGGACCAGTGTCACCACTAGCGCCAATCGCACCAATTGCAGTGATTGGGTAAGAGGTATTTGTCCAATCAACAACAGATGTCGTTACGTTGATTGACTCAATCAATGGAACAGCTATCTGCCAAAGATAGGTAAACCCAGATGGTGTTGCAGGGATGCTTGCTGACCACCCAGAAGGAACTGACGAAATTACACCAGTAGCCCAGGTGTAAGTAGAAGTTGTTGTTGGCCTTGCTGGTGGTGATGAAGTTGCCGTCCAGATGTAAATCGTTGGAATGGCATACATCTTGCCGTTATTGCCTGTAACCACATCCAAATCAATCGCACTTGTATCAGCTTGAATGAAGTATGAGTTAGGGGCAACAGTGTCAACAACAATCTCAACTTGTCGTCCACCACTAGTTTGATACCAAAGAAACTTGGTCGTACCAAAGCCACCAGCAACTTGCTTCCAGATGTAGTCAGCAGGGTTGGTTGACTCTACAGATTGGTCAGAGTTCCTCAAACCGTAGTATTGACGGTTGGTTGGACTGTCTCCAAAGTTCAAAAGGCCATCAGCACTGTCAGCATACTTAACAGCCAAGTACTTGTACAAGTAAGCAATGACGTTACCTGTTGGGCCTTTGATTTCACCTGTGCCTGAGTCAGCAGAAAGGTTTGCCCCAAAGTTTCCAAGCAAATAGTTAATTGCTTCAGAAATCTCTGAAATCTCAGGATTGGAATCAAGAGCGAATGGCATTAGAAGGCATCCTCAACAATAGTGGCTTGCCAGTTCAAAGCAGTCAGATTCCAAGTGTTGGTTGCATCGTTTGACTCAACCTTGACAGACACTGTACGCACAGCATTTTGCTGAGTTGTTACCCAGGGGCTGTTAGTGTCAATCTCAGTGGTTCCTGTCTGACCATACGTTGCAGCTTGAGCGGTAGAGTTAGCACCACCAACAGCAATGTTGATAGCACCAGTACCAGAAATCTCAGGCAGCAATCTGTGTGTGTAGACCTTGGAACTGTACGGAATTGGCCCCTTGTCTGACTGCAAAACAATGTTGTTACGCTCAAACAGGGCTGGAATCGGTGCTGAGTTGATAAACGAGTTACCAATGTTGGTCTGAATCAGCCTTTGGTTAGTTACACCACCACGGGCATAGGTCACCACACGGGAGGCCTTTTTGAACGTACCAGAGATGAATTGAGGTCCTTCAGCACCCATACAAGCGCCAGCAATGTCTTTAGGAGCATTCCATACTTGGATGTCATAACGGTACGACAACATCTTGTTGCAGTAACCAGTAGAAGTCAGATCGGGATAGTAAATCTCAATCTGATTCTTTTGGGTGTTGTTGACCATGAAGATGCGGTCAGAGTAAACCGTACTCAGGTTACTGTAGAAGTAGTTCTTGACCTTCTGGTTACCCAAGGATTGGAAGCTTGCACCATCAAACACCCAGATGTCTCGGGCATCTACACCGTAAACACTTGAATCGGCATTTGACCAGCAGTTGTTGTTGATCAGACCACGACCTTGGTTGAACAGGCGAACACCGAACACTGGTGCTGTGGAGTTCTGATAGTTGATTGGGGAAAAGACTACAGTGTCCCAATAGGAGCATGCGTAGAAAGCACCACCAAAAACAAACCCGTCAACCAATGGACCACGAACAGGAACTTCTTGCTCGTTAGCCACGTTAGACAAAGTTGGCTCCCAGGTTTCAGGATAGCCTGTCAAACCAAAAGCTTGTGACCAACGAACAGTTGTTGGGTAGTTATTGACCACACCACCAATGATTTTGGTAATGTTGCCAGCAATCAGGATGTTGCCTACGTTTGGAGAGCAGAAGTTTCTGACAAACTCAGCAGTTGTCTTGGTGACACCTGTCTCGTAATTCCAGCTTAAATCCGTAGAAACCGTGATTTCATTGGATGTTGGCAAGAAATACATTGGGTTTGACAATGTATCGTTGATGAAGAAAATGCCACCAACAACAGACACCGTGATGTTGAGATCAGCAGTGTAGCCAGCCAAGAAAACGCTTGGGTTAGCACCAACACCTGGGGTAATGTTACTGATACCCGCAGAGGTAATCATGTACCAACGACCGTGATTGGACGCATTTCTAGTGGCAACAATGTAAACCCACTGGGTTTCCGAACGATACCCACCTTCCATGAAGATAGGCTCGTTAGGAATAGCACTCAGAATCTCTTCTTCACCAAAGATCTTTTTGATACCACGAACATTGGCCTCAACATTACGCCCGTTGTTGTATTCATTTGGACCAAGAGCGTTACTCGGAACATCTGGAGTAAACGACATATTGGTAAATGGAGTTCGTAAACGGGTGTAATCGGCCATGTTATGTCACCATGTTTGTCATTTGCTCTAGATTCCTGACCAATCTGGCATCAGTTGGGTTGAATTCTAAGGCTTTTCTGCATAAATCCATTGCTTCTTCCTTGAGTCCAAGGTTCCAAGCACCTAGGGAAGCTAGGTCGTATGGCTTCTCAGTCCACACAGATGGGTCCATCGTATATACAGCCTGTTTGTCAACAATCTGTAAGGCTTGTTTAGCAGCCGAATAGCACTCTGTCCACAGGCTTCTGCGGTAACAGAACATGGCTAAATCAACCCAAGGCTCACGGGTGTTGGGAGCTTCAGCACAGGCCAATCTAAGCCACTTCTGGGCTTTCCAGCCATCACCTAGTTCCTCGTATGACTTGCCAAGCAGTCTCATGGCATAACAACGCTCGTTCTCCCAAGTGGCAGTTGGCATAGCCAAGTACTTGTTCAGAGCCTCTACAGCTTCTTGCCAACGGTCATAGAACGTCAGTTCACGGGCATGGTAGAAGGCATTACGAGGGCAGTATGGGTCTTCCTTGACGGCCAACTCTAGTAAGGGCATGTACTGTCCACGGGACTTTGTTGGGTCAGGGTGGTGGCTTACCAAGAGCATGTCCGAATGGGCATAGACCTCAGTAGTTCTGCCATCAGGTCGAGGATACTCATGAACTGGGTGATGCCAGTGGTAGCCATGACGGTGGTGGATCTTCTCGTAAAAGAAAGAAATCCCACATCCCCAATCAAACTTGTACCGCAAACGAGTGGTTTGTTCTGTCCAAACCCTCTCTATTTCCTCACGCCATCCCGGTTCAAGGATCTCATCAAGGTCAAGAGAGATGCAAACGTCATAGTCACCAGGGATCAAAGCTAAAGCAGCGTCCCTTGCCTTGTCAAAACGCCAAGGTTTTATGCAAATGTCATAGACCTTAGCGCCACATTCCAATGCTTTTTCAACAGTTTTATCTGTCGAACCAGTATCTGCAATCAGTATCAAATCAGCATCTTTAGCTGAATCGCAAAAACGCTGAACAAATTGTTCCTCGTTCTTGCTGATAGCGTACACGGCAATTTTCATGCTATACCTTTCAATTACGGCTGTTCAGGCCATTCAATGGTCCAAGGAAATCCTGGTTGACTTGTTATATCACGCAGCGCTTGACGATGTGTAGCCCAAGCAGCTTTGTCAGCAGTGCTGTCAGCCAACTGGGTCCAATCGCAATCCTTGAGCTTGTCGTTACGGGTAGAGCGTACAGACTTGGCTTGTTCAGCGTCTTTCTGTGCTTTGTAAGCAGCCATCTGTTCAGCAGCAGTTTGGGCTGGCTCTGTTTCAGTAGCAGGGCGATCAGTGAACACTGGACCAACAGCGTACTTGGTGTACCACTTGCCTTCAATCTGCTCAACACCATTGCGGTAGCTGAACTCGTAAGGGGATGTGGTTGTGGCTTGTGGGCCTTCAAACACGATGTCGCAGCCACCAGCAAAGTCTGCCAGCCACTCTTCGGTCAACTGCTTGGGCAGAAGACGGTCTTTGAAAGTTGTGCGGAAGGTGATTTCAGTCATAACCTCACCAGTGTTGCGGATACGGATTTCCATGATTGCTCCTTTTAAGCGATTGCAAGATAGATGAATGTCCCACCAGAAGCGTTGATTGCTGCTGGCGCTGTGGATGTTATTTCAAAACCTGTTGCTGCGGTATCCACATAGTCTGTACCAGTGACTTCGGCAGCAGTGCTGTTGATTAACAAGTATGGATCGTTTGCAGGGATCATTCCACGGGCTGTATCCCAGACATACCAATCACCAGTAGAGTCGGTGCGCTTAATCATCACAAACCTAGCGCCACCAGTAAAACCACAGTTGATTGTTTGTGTTGTACCAGTGCCCGTGTAGCTTCCAACTTTGCTAACACCGAGGCAAGAAGCAAAGAGGTAGGCAACGTAAGTCGAACCTGAAGCATTTATTGAAATATCTGATGGAGCCCCCGAGCCAAATCCAAATGTAGTTGCCGTTGGTGCGGTGAAAAAATTAGTTATGGAGCCTACGGAAAAATTACTGTTTAATATTAAAAAACTATTAGTTATTGAAGTTAAAACAGAACCCCCGATAACCCAACTAGAAACTCCGCTTCTACGTTTGATAATCCACAACTCAGGTGCAACATTTAAGTTGTGAGCCAAGGTTCTTGCAGCATCATCACCCGTATAGCAAACCTCATCAAAGAAGCCGGGGGCGCGGGCAAACATCCAATTTATATAGTTGTAAGCACTATTTGTGTAATCAAGATAGGCTGTTCCATAAGTAACCCCATCCATATTAAATGAACGGATGTAATAACCGGCAGTATTTCCTTCTGCGGCTGTACTTGATGGAGGTAGATACGCAGTACCTCCACGCAAGCGGTCATCAAACATACCAACAGCACCGCCAGCACCAGCCCTGCTTTGGAAAATAGATAAATCAGGAGGAAAACTTGCTCCAGAAATTACTTGTCCTGCTGTGTTAGTTCCAGCATAAGCGATAGGAGCAAACACACTAGTCCCACTCGTAGGCACTTTCATCGGGCCTCTACGAATGGCTATGTAGATGTAGTCACCAGCGGCAAAATAATCTTGCGTACTAAACCCAGTAGACGTTGCGGTGAAGTATGGTGCACCAGAAGCTACGGCTTCAGCGCCAGTTTGATTAGGAACAAGAAAAGCTGCGCTTGTTTGAGACATCCCACGCATAACATCAACAATGTGCCAATTGCCAGTTGAACTAGCAAGTTTCCACAACACCCACTGAGGTTCGTATCCCAAAGTAACGGTTTCAACACCTGAGCCAACAAGTGTTTTAGACCCACACGAAATCACATTGTCTGTACCAGTTAGGCCAAAGCCTCCTGCGTTGTGGGCGAAGAAATATCCGACTAAAGTTCCTGAACCGCCAAAAACAATAGAAGAATCAAAAGTGGTAGCTGTAATGCCAGCCGCTGCCGCATTAGCCGCTGTAAACTGATTTGCACCAGTTGTGTTTAACGATAATGAAACATAAGTTCCATCAGACTTCCGAGACAATACCCACCAATCTTCTGCAACTGTTGTAGATTTATAAATAATGCAACCCGGCACAGAGCCTAAGTTGTGATTCACTACACCATTTGTCCACGTTTGAATATCAAAGAACTTCGGCTGCTTTCTGAATGTCCATGAGGTAAATAGTTTTGTTGATTGATTTACGCCAGAGCCGGAGCCGAGACTAAATCCCGTTGTGTTGAACGATGTAATAAAAGAAGTTACGCCAGTATCTGCGGCATCGGCAGTATTGGAATATATGTAGCTTCCAGTACCTCGCGTGGTATCTGCAAGCGTATTGTTTGAAATAACATCTCGGCCTTTTAGCCAAACCAACCCACCCTTACCCGACAAATCAATCCCGTTGGTGATGGTCTGCGTAGAGCCGTTGCCTGTGTACAGCCACGTTGAGAACAAGTCCTCAATAAAGAACGGTCCGTTAGGAGGCCACTGACCCGCTTGCTTTAGTTGCTCTTGCTGATCCAAAGTCCAAATACCCGTAGCGTTTGATGCCGAGGGTGTTGGTGGTGATTGGGTCATAAACCCACCGGGGAAGCGTTCAGACATTGTTGTTCCTCAAGATACAGCAAAAAACAAATAAGAAACACCCGCACTGTTTGCACCGTTGCCAGCAGCGTTGCTCAGTTCAAAGCCCGTTGCAGCAGTGTCCACCCAATCTGTGTTGGTGACTTCAGCGGCTGTGGAGTTCAAAACAAGGTAGGGGTCGTCACCAGCGACGATGCCTCGGGCGCTGTCCCACACAAGCCAAGGCCCGGTGGTGCTGGTGGCCTTAATAAGAACAAACCTTGCGCCGCCTGTGAATCCGCAGTTAATTACTTGGGTTGCTCCTGTGCCTGTAAAAGTTCCAACTTTGCTGACGCCCGGTGCTGATGCAAACAAGTATGCAACGTAAGTTTGCCCTGAAGCATTTATTGAGTTGTCTGATGGAGCGCCCGAGCCAAACCCGAATGTAGTTGCTGTAGGGGTTGTAAAAAAATTCGTAATTGAACTTAGCTGAGTTACCCCGTTAAGCAAAAGAAAATTATTGGTTGGCGAACTTAAAACACCGCCCCCAACTATCCAGCTACTAGTCCCACTTCTATTTTTAATAATCCACAACTCAGGAGCTACCCCCAAGTTGTGCGTTTGGTTGCCTGCAACACCCGACCCTAAGTAACAGACCTCATCAAAAAATGATGGAGCGCGTCTAAAAGAAGCCAAAGTTACATTTCTTGAGCCGCCAAACTGCGTGAAAAAGTAATTGTCAATTACGGCGTTGTTGACATCGTAAAGAAAGCCGTTGGCTTGGCTAAGTTCCGCAGACGTATTGTATGGAAACAAAGGCCTACCAGTGCCGCGCAGTCTGTCACTAATGCGGTAGCCACCACCTTCAGTGGCTGTAACCCCTAAAGTCAAATCGACATTGATTCCAGTTGGAACATTTAATGAAGTTGCTGATGCATATTGATTCAGCGCAAACACACTCGTACCAGTTGTAGGCACTGCCATTGGTCCACGGCGTATGGCTATGTAGATCATTGTTGCGTCACCAGCAAACGCGCCATTATCTTGAAAGCCAGTAGCGTTTAGCTTGAACTGGGTTGTGGTGCTTTCTGCTGCGCTGCTGTTTGGGTTCAGCAAGGTGACGTTGCCGTCTGTTGTCCATCCTCGCATATTGTCAATAATTGACCAAGGGCCGTTGCCTGAAGCGTTCTTCACCAGAATCCACTGAGGCTCAAAACCCAGATTTACGTTAGGCCCAATAAAACTTGAATCAGTAGCATAAGACCCACACGAAATCACGTTCTCATTGCCTGACAAGCCGAATCCACCAGCGTTGTGGGCAAAGAGGTAGGCAACGTATGTTTGACCGGACACGTTCATTGCAGTTCCGCTGCCGGTAAAGTATGTGTCCGTAACGGTTGAAATCCATGCATTGCTGACGGCTGCTTCAGTTGTTTGCAGCTTCAGCGTAAAGTTTGCGGCCAATGATCTGTGATAAACAATCCAGTTTGTACCAGCCGTACTTGTGCTTTTTAAAATAATACAACCGGGCGTAGAACCTAGTGAATGGCTAATTTGTCGGCCAGTCCCACTTCCATCGCCCGTATACGTCACCACATCAAAAAACTTTGACTGCTCTCGGAAGGTCCATGAGGCGAATGTATCTCCGTTTGTATTTATTGGTAAATAATCTGTCCCAAGTGAAAAACCGTTAGAGTTAAAAGATGTAATTCCACTACCAGACGGGATGGTGTACTGAGCAGCAGTGAGGTTAGATGAAAGTGCGCTTGTTATTCCTCTAACAGTGTCTGTAAGAGAGTGACCATAAGCAGTGCTTCGACATTTAGTCCAAACCAACCCACCCTTACCAGCCAAATCAATGCCGTTGTTAATGGTTTGCGATGTGCCGTTGCCTGTGTACAGGTATGTGCTGAATACATCTTCAATGTAGTTAAACGGCCCGTTCTTAGGCCACAAACCAGCAGCATTGGCTTGCATCTGTTGCTCAAGTGTCCACGCACCCGAACCACCAGCGTTGGGAGACAGTGTTGGTGGGGTCGCGGAAATAACCGCACCTTTGTAGCGCATGGACATAAGCGAACCCCTGAATTAGGCTGAAATCTCTTCGTAGCTGATGCTGTAGGTGATGCCGCTGCTTGCACCACTGGTCACCAAGATTGATTTGTCTTCTTCAAGGTAAATCGCTGTAGTCTTGTCCACCACAATCAAGGATGCGTCAGAAGGCACAGCAATGGTTGAGGCAACTGGAAACGATGTTCCAGAACCCGCTGCATTGGAGTTGATCGCCACTGTGCAGTCAACAGCAGAAGAGCCGTTGATGTTAGACGCAACGATCTGGTTGATCTTAAGCACCTTGTTGGAAGATGCAGCATTCGCCAACAGCACGTTAGCTGTGGTGTTTGCAGGGGTGATGTAGTTGGTCTTACCAAAAATGGTAGTGACGTTAACAATGTTGGGGGCTGCCATGTTGACTCCTTAAAAACCAAAGATCATCGCCATTGCGATGGATTTGCCTGTCGTAACGCCACTAGGGGTTGCTGAGGTCCATGCTGTACCGTTTGAAGTCAGCACGTTACCAGTTGTACCGGGAGCTACAGATGTATCCCAAGCAGTACCAGTAGATACAACCAAACCAGCACCAGGATACACAGTAGGACCTGCTGTTCCAGTGGGGCCTGTAGGACCCGTAGTTCCCGCAGAGCCTGTTGGGCCAGTTGGTCCGGCAACAGTGGATGCAGCACCCGTTGGTCCTGTTGGTCCAAGGTCACCTTGATTTCCAGTAGGGCCTGTGGGTCCAGTTGCGCCTTGTATTCCCTGTGGTCCAGTAGGTCCCGCAACACCTGTAGGTCCAGTTGCACCTGTTGGGCCAATTTGTTGATACATCACCTGAGTAGCGGTGAAGATGATTGAAGGAATGCGAGGGCTTACTGGCGTTGTTCCGGCAGGAATTGTCTGCAACGAAACTTGTGTGCTTGTTGTTGCCCAAATAAGCTCAACATAATCGTTGGCAGCAAGTGGAATTACATAATTGACTGTGCCAATCAGACTTCCGTGAACGCCACCATGACTACTGATAACGCTAAATCTGCTGTCAGTGTCAGGAACATCCCCTGCACTTCCGGCATTATTTTTACGCAACCAGACGTTGGCATCATGGATTTGCGTGTCGCTGTTGGTGAACTGAATTGAAAATGTCAGGCTAAAAACACCAGCATTTGCAAATGTAACCCTGCTTCCAGAAACAACACTGATGCCAATGTTGGCAGGGTCAGCACTGTTAAGGGTGATTGGATACGCAGTATTTGCAGCAGCAGCAACTTGGTCTGTGGTATCCCAAAAAGAACCCCAGTTACCCAAAGCACCGCCTGGGCCTGTTGGACCCATCGTGCCAGTAGGGCCAGTTGCACCAGTAGGACCAACCGCTGTAGAAGCTGCTCCAGTAGGACCTGTTGGGCCTGTATTTCCTGTTAGACCTTGTGCGCCAGTAGGTCCTGTAGGTCCAGCAACAGTAGAAGCTGCACCAGTAGAGCCTGTAGGACCAGTTGCTCCAACCGCACCCGTTGGTCCAGTAGGACCAGCCACCGTAGATGCTGCACCTGTTGGACCTGTAATGCCAATGCTACCTGTTGGGCCTGTAGGACCTGCAACTGTCGATGCTGATCCTGTTGGGCCGCTAGGACCTGTGCTACCAGTGGGGCCAGTAGGGCCAACAACAGTAGATGGCGCTCCAGTGGGGCCAGTTGGACCAGTGGGACCCGTAGGACCTGTAACGCCAAACTTTACAGTCGTACCGTACAGGCTTGTTGTTTCAGTGCTGGGTTGTGCTTGATATGGCATGTTTTATCTCACTTGAAGCTGTAACGATAATTGCGAGGCTGAAACTCAGAAGTCAAATGTTGGTCACCACCACGCCATTTGCCCTTGTAGTTCTGATCTTCAATCAGCCCGTATGAATCGTCAAAACGAGAAAGCCACTTTTGTGCCTCTTCCGTGTTTTTGTTCTTGTCGTAGTACGCCCAAAGAGTACCGTAAAAATACCCTTCAGGAAACGATGCAAGAATGGCGTTACTTTGAACAACAGGGTAGTCAACATCAGCAGTTGAGCTAAACAAGAATGGAAACACCCGCTGGTAATACGCTTTGATGATGACGTTCTCGCCAGGATTGGGCGTAAACACATAGTTAGGACCGACTTCAGAGAAAGAAGCACGAATAACCCGTGGTACACCAAAAGGACGGATGTACAACTGGTCAATCATCCTGCGGCGAATGATCTCTCGGTCACCAACCCTGTCATACACGATCCAAGGGCCAAGGTTTGTACCACCTGGGGGTTGATCGGTAGGTTGACTCTCTTGGAAGAACAGAATAGGAAAGCACATGTCAGCAGGGATTGGAGACATGCCTTTGGCATCTGTAATCAGATGGGCAGGTTCCAAATCATCGTAGGGGTTGCTACGCAATGCTGGCAGTTCAATGGTACGCATCTTGAGTTCAGCCATCTGAATAGATTGGGTGATCTCAATGGTTGATTGCGTTGGAACTTTGATAATGGCAGTGGGAACTACCGCATCATCCCAAATGCCCTCAGGGTCGTTTACCGTGATTGTTGTGCTTGTTACCGATACAGCAAGAGCGTAAGGGCCCATTACGCTGAAACCAATAAAGTCACCAACAGAAACCACGGATGTTGGGTTTGCTGAACAGGTCAGGACTTTGGTGGTGGTGTTGTAAGCAGTAGCGTTGATACCAACGCTGGATGGTATGGCTCCTACCCAGTTTGCAATACGACTAACAAGCGTGTTAGCTGATTGAATGAAGAGAGCCATAGTTCATCCTTACTTGGTCGGTATTGCGGGATTATACGGAATGGGGATCTTTCCGCTAGGGTGGCAAACGAAATCTGAGTAGTACTCATTGACGATTGCATAGAACAAAATCTTGTCCTTCTTTTCTTGCTTGATCAACTCCCAAGGACGGTTGTTAAACCACTTGGAACTAATCTCATGAGCAAAGCATTTGGGCAGTTGCATCATGTGGGCAGTGCCAGCAAAGAATGGGTTGTCAGTGCCGTGAACTTTGTAAAACTCACGTTGCTGTTTGCAAAACTCACGGACGTTTTCTACGTTTTTTTGCTCGTATTGAACGTACCGATTGCCGTCAATAGCACCAACTTTGTAGTTGATATTGTCGGTTTTGAAGGTTTGGGACCAAGTACCAGACTTGACCTCATTAAACAGCTTGTCGTTATGACGGAAAACACCGTCAATGCCACCTTCCAAAATGCCTTTGGAATAGTAGTCTTCGCTAATCTTTACATCGTCATCGGTCATTGCTTTCTCCATGCTTTACCAAAGGAACCCCTTGCGGAGTCCCTTCAGAAAAGCCCCGGAGGGCTTTAATTAGGCCAAGTAACGGCGCACTTGAGCCGCTGGACGAGGACCTGTCACAGCCGCACCAGTTGGGCTGATGTTTGCCAACACAGCAACACCTGCTGGGTTACGAACAATCAGTGTACCTTCCATGATGTACTGATCCAAGGAAGCGTCAGCAGAACTGAACACTTCGTTGTTTGGACCCAGTTCACGCAAGCTACCCCACTGGATAACGTCAGGGTTCAGGAACAGGGCAGATGTGTTGTCTGCGCCTGTCGAGTCCATAACCCAAGAGTCATCGATCTGGTAGGTGTAGTTGAAGTCACCTTCGTAAGTACCAATCGTGTCACCCTTGTCAGCAGGGTTAAAACGGTTGATCGAACGGCTGGTAGGCATCATGTCCGAGATGTGTGTACGCATGGAAGTGGGGACAACCATGTTCGTAATCTTGGCGTTGAAGCGCTGTTCAGCAGTGGTCACCAATTGCTTGTACAGGAATGGGCTGAATTGTTGCAGCGTCACGCCAGTGTCAAAGGTGAAGTAACCCAAGCCAGCATTGCTCAACAGGCCGTTGAAAGGCTGGTTGGTTGCAGTGGCAGAAGTCACATCGTTACCATCGCTGGTAGCCAGGTTCAGCACAGCAGTGCCGTCTGTCTCGTTGCCGGAACGTGTACCAGCGAACGAATACAGGGAACCAAAACGGCGACCGTTGTTGGGGGAAGCGCCTTGAGTAGCAGCTTGACCAGAGTACTTAATGGAAGCGCCATCGGCACGAACCATTTGCAACTCAACGTCAAACATGATTTCAGTCAATTGCTTGACTTCTTGGTAGGCTTGTGGATCGCCACCAGCTTGCTCAACAGCACGGGCAGTACCTGTAGCACCAATGACGGTGGTAAAGATCTGTG